CAATTGACAAAGCTAACTACTTTGCATTTAAGGTTGATGACATTGAAGAGGCACACTCACACGTTAACTTCCAGTCTTTGGCAAGTGATCGTGCTGCGTATCGCCTTGCTGACCAATTTGACCAAGACGTTCTTGGTTATATGTCAGGCTTTAAGCAATCTGCTCTGCACGGCGCAGCCGACACAGCTAACACAACCGTAAATGGTTCAAAGGCTGTATCAACTGCTGGTACAGACGAATTGCTTGCAACCATGAAACTGGACGCATCAGACTTTACTGATGGTGCAGGTTCTGCAGGTTCTGCAGGTGACGCTATTGCTATCCAGCCTCGTACTGGTGGCGCAACTGACGCAACTCCTGCTGCTGGTGACACTCACCCACTGACTTTGATTGCACGTATGGCTCGTCTTCTTGACCAGCAGAACGTGGACTCACAAGGTCGTTGGTTGATCCTTGATCCAGTATTTATGGAAGTATTGAAAGACGAAGATTCTCGTTTGTTCAATGCTGATTTTGGTGGGGCAGGACTGCAAAACGGTCAAGTCTCTACACAAATCCACGGCTTCCAAGTCTATCAGTCTAACAACCTACCTTCAGTTGGTACTGGCCCGTCATTTGCTGGCACAAACAGTTCATCCAACTATGGTGTGATTGTTGCAGGACATTCATCTGCTGTTGCTACTGCAGAGCAGATTAATAAGACTGAAACTTATCGTGATCCAGATAGCTTCGCCGACATTGTTCGGGGTATGCATTTGTATGGTCGCAAGATTCTTCGTCCTGAAGCTCTTGTTAACGCCATTTACCACTTGGCATAGGGGAGGATTGAATTATGGCATTAGGTGATAATACTACTTCCGTAGCACGTGGGAATGATGCACGTGGTCGTAAACCTTATTTGCTTTCAGCAGAGTTGAATTTTGCTACTGCTGTAAGTGATAAAGGTACAGCCCTAGCTGCTAACGATGTTATTCCGGGTTTGACTATTCCTGCGAATACCCTTATCATGTGTGCTGGTCTTGAAGTAACATCTGCTCATGCAGGTACTTCAACCGACACAGACTTTGATTTTGGTATCACAGGCGGTGACTTGGACAACTTCGTTGACGGTTTTGATTTTGATGGAGCATCAGTAGGTGACTATGCTTTTAAGGCAGGGCAAACTCCTGTTCTTGTAGGCGGCACTGCTGACACCATTGACATCGAAATCCAAGCAATGACAGGTACAACAACAGGCGGTAAAGTCCGTATGTTTGCTGTCTGCATGGATGTAGACGATCCGGGTTCATTGGTTGCTAACGAAGTAGACCGTGATACACTCGCATAACATAACGTGGCGGGGCAGGGCAACTTGCCCCTTCACTTTTATTAAGGAACTGTAAATGGCTACTACATTTTTACAATTAGTAAATCAAGTAAATAGACGGTTAAATGAAGTTGAATTAACTTCTTCTAACTTTGCGTCTGCAACAGGTTTTTATGCACATGCTAAAGATGCGGTTAACGCATCTATTAGATATATTAATCAATCCGAATTTGAGTGGCCTTTTAATCATACTACAAAAACACAAACTTTAACGGCTAACACTAGCCGCTATGCTTTTCCAACAGATTGTAAAGTTATTAATTTTGATACTTTTAGAATTAAAGAAGATTCAACTCTAGGCAATGCTACTACACGCATACTGCCTATGGCTTATGAAGAATATTTAGATAAATTTGTAGCCCAAGAATATAATAGTTCTAGTTTTCAGGGTGTGCCTACTCGTGTGATACATGCGCCATCTCTTGAGTTTGTTCTTACTCCAGAGCCTGATGCTGCTTATATTTTAGTATATGAGTATTTTAATTTTACTGCAGATTTATCTGCGCACGGCGATGCAATTGTTATACCAGATAGATTTGCTCATGTTATTACAGATGGTGCAATGCACTACGCATATTTATTTAGGGGTAATACACAGGATGCGCTAGTAATGAAAGAAAAATTTGATGAGGGTATTAAGTACATGCGTTCAATGTTAATTAATCGTACACCGTATGTACGTTCATACATGATTACGCAAAACTAGGGGTAGTAGTTTGGCTGATGCATGGAAAACTTACGCCGTTGAGTTTCGTGGTGGATTATTAAGTAACCTTTCTCCATTACAGCAGGGTCTTAACGCACCGGGTAGCGCACGTATATTGAGAAACTTTGAACCGTCTGTACAGGGTGGTTATCGTAGAGTTGAAGGGTACGACAAATACGACAGTAATATTATACCACCTTACGGTGCGCCTAAAGTACATGGTGCTAGTCAAAGTGGTACATCTCTTATAATAGCTAACATACATACAACCCCGATAGCAGGAGATGTATTAACTTTTACGGGTGGATTAGTAGACGGGGCTGGTCAATCAGGAACTACATTAGTTGTAGATGGCTTAGATGTACGACCTTCTGCTAATGATACATTTACAATCGCAGGTGACTCTACTGTATATACTATTAGTAGTGCAACAGCTTTAAGTTCAACTGAGTCAACTTTAACTCTTAGTTCAGCTTTAGCTTCTACACCAGCGGATAACGCAGTTCTTAGTTTTAGATATACTATAGCTGCAGGTGGTGTTACCTTTGCAGCGGCAACAAACAGAGCAACATTAACATTATCACAAACAATGGTGGTTAATCCATCAGATCAAGATGATATTACATTTGTATCGACTACATTAAATTATCTTGCTCTTGGAGTGGCTAGTTGGGAAAGCCAAGCTATTATTGCTAAGAATGCAGATATATTCAGCAGTACAGGTACGGGTTTTACAAAAATAAATGTTCCTAATTATGGAACAGCTTTAGTAAATGGTGCAAGTCAAACCGGTTCATCTCTTGTTGTAGATGGTTTAACTGCAGCACCTCAAGCCCAAGACCAATTTACAATTGCGGGTGTTGCAAAAATTTACACAGTAACAGCTACCGCAACGGTGTCTTCAGGTGGTGCTACTTTAAGTATTGATCCCGCACTTGCATCAAGTCCTGCTGACAATGCTGTTATTACATTTATATCTACAAGCAGAGAAGGTGCTATAAGAACTCGTTTTGCAAAGTACAATTATGATGGCACTCAAAAGATAGCACTAGTGGATGGGGCAAATGCTCCTGCTTTATATAATAGTAGTGTATTTACAGTTTTAAATGATGCTCCCGCTGATGTAAAAGGAGCATCTTTTATAAGCAATTTTAAAAATGCTTTGTTTTTTGGAAAGGGAACTATACTTAATTTTACTGCTCCTTATACAGATAGTGATTTTTCAGTAGCTAATGGCGCAGGTTCTATAAACGTAGGTTCTCCTATTTCTGGACTAGAAGTCTTTCGTGACCAGTTAATTATTTTTACAGAAGTATCTATATTAAGATTAGTTGGAAATACTATTGCAGACTTTACATTACAGCCAGTAACTAACGATATAGGTTGTATTGAAAGTGACACTATCCAAGAAGTGGGTGGTGATATAATGTTTTTAGCACCTGATGGTTTGCGATTATTAAGTGCAACAGATCGTATAGGTGACTTTGGATTAGGTGTAGTATCAAAAACAATACAGAATAATTTAACAGACTTTATCGCTGCTAATACAAACTTTACTAGCTGTGTTATACGTGAAAAATCTCAGTATAGAATATTTGGATATAATAATAATATTACTCGTGAAAATGCTCAAGGTATTTTAGCGGTACAGTTTGCGGAACAAGGCGGTTCCAATATGCAGTATGCGGAAACTAGAGGCATACGGGCATATGTAGCAGACAGTAATTATCATCTTGATGCTGAAGTTGTAGTATTTGCAGACAATGATGGTTATTTGTATCAAATGGAATCTGGTAGTGACTTTGGTGGCAATGCAATTACTATATCTTTTGCAACGCCTTTTATACCTATCGAAGACCCACGAGTAAGAAAAACATTTTATAAGTTGTTTTTGTATACTGATCCACAGGGCAGTATTTCATTTGATTTAAGTTTAAAACTTGACTTTGACCAATCGGGAATTATACAACCAGCCCCAATTAATATACAAAACACACAAGGTACAGTTGGATTTTTTGGATCAGGAGTATTTGGAACAACTTCATATGGTGCTAAATTGGTTAAACTATTTGAAAGTCAAGTTGTAGGATCAGGTTTTGCGGTATCTTTCTTATTTGATTCTAGTACGCAAGCACCGCCATTTTCACTTGATGCGTTAACAGTAGAGTACGCCACTAACTCAAGAAGGTAAAACTATGGGAACAGGATATACTAGAAACGACTCCAGTAATAATATTGCTGATGGAAACGTAATTAATGCTGCTGACTTTGATGGCGAATATGACGCTATTGAGTCAGCCTTTAATGCTACAAGTGGACATACACATGATGGCACTACCGCCGAAGGTGGACCTGTTACGGTGCTTGGTCCAGTGCAAGACTTTGTAGCTAGTTCAACCGAAATAAAACCAAAGACAGATAATACATTAGATATAGGTACATCTTCTCTTGAGTTTAAAGATTTGTACTTAGATGGTAAAGCATACATTGATGGTCTTGGTGAAAATATATTAGTTGATACAGATAAAGCTATACAATTTAGGGACACAGCACTAAGCATAAAGTCTAGCACAGATGGACAGCTTGATATAGATGCAGATACAGAACTAGAACTTGTAGCACCTACAGTTGATATAGACGCATCAACCGCTGTTACTATTGATACAACTACCCTTACTATTACAGGTGCAGCAAATGTTACTGGTGATCTTGATGTAGATAATATTAATATTAACGGTAATGCGATTATTAGCACTGACTCTAATGGTAACATTGACTTAACACCAAATGGAACTGGTGAAGTTAATATAAGTAAAGTTGATATAGATAGTGGTGCAATTGATAATACTACAATTGGTGCATCTACTGCAGCAGCAGGTACATTTACTGCAATAGTAGGTGAGTCTGCAGCAATTGACAACATTACTATAGACGCAAACACTATATCCTCTACTAATTCAAATGGTGATATAACACTTGACCCTAACGGCACAGGTGTTATTGACATTCCTTCCACCACCAAACTTCAAATACGTGATAGCGCAATATTTATTAACTCAAGCACAGACGGTCAATTAGACATAGATGCTGACGCAGAGTTAGAAATTACTGCACCTATTGTAGACATAGACGCATCGACATCTGTAAACATTAGTAATGATTTAAAACTAGATAGTGACGCTGCTGTTATCTCACTTGGTGCAGATAGTGAAGTTACCCTTACACATGAAGCGGATACAGGCATACAAGCTAGAGCAGCTTCCGGGTTTGAACTTAACTTGCAAACAGGTGATACGTCAGTTGAGTCTGGTAACGTATTAGGTAAAATTACTTTTAATGCTCCTGTTGAGGGAAGT